ATGACCACGATCAAGCATATCGGCTGGTTCATGCGTGAGCGGGGTTTCACCTACCAGCTGGCAAAACAGCTGTATCAGGACGGCAAAGAGTTCAATGTGTACACTGGCGAATGCCGGAACCGGGTTTTTTAACCCGGTTTTTCTTGCAGTAGAATTTAGGTGTTAAACACCTAAATATAAGGGATTGACATATATAAAATATATGTTATAATGATATTGTCCTCAGAGAGAGGAACAAGAAAGGAGATTGAAACAATGTACCTGTTCTATGCTGATCGCCTCGGATGGATTCCTATGGGAAACGATGGACAGTTGGTTGTCCCGAAGAGCATCAAGTCTCGCCGTGCCCTGCTGAAGCTGGCTATCAGCTTCCTGGGTAAAAGAGCTGGCAGGGTGTATCTGATGACTAGCTGGACTCAGCAGATGTGCGAGCTGGGACCTCGCGCTTTTGAAGAGTACATTGCCAAGCACGGGGAGGTGCTAATTTCGTGTTAATTTGTGACCGGCATAATAATCCACGTCCACCGCCCGCGGGTGCCGCCTGAGGGCGGTAATATCATTTCAATATTTAGGTGTTAAACACCTAAATATATAAATTGACTTATATCCCATAATATGATATTATAATAATGTCCCAAGAGGATAGAAAGAGAGGAAGAAGAAAATGAATAACTATTATAAAGTAGAATGGGAAATGTTTGATCCGCTGTTTGATGATGGTGTCTCTATTGGTAATGATATCCATAGCGAAGTCATTGTAGTTGGATGGGAACGCGCTTGTGATCTTTTTGCAGAACTGATTAAGAAACCACTCTGTCATGCCTGTTTTGTTACTATGATTGAAGATATCGGTAACGAACCTAATGATCCTATCTTATCTTATTGCCCGTAAGGGCAATATATAATTTAGGTGTTGAACACCTAATAAAGATTATTGCCTTCTTATCAATAATATGATACAATAACATTGTCGAAAGGAGGAAAGGAAAGTGAGTCCACCGCACCATGATGCCGGATGCAGTAGGGACGGCTACTGACAGGCTTACTAATTAACGGCGCCGTTATCGCCCCTCATCAGTGCCCTGTCTATCACGGACTACTTACCGTATAGGGCGCCCAAACTGATGTTGATATATGGGCAAGAGCGGATTGATCACCCGCTCTTTTATTTACTATATTATTTAGGTGTCAAACACCTAATTTTATTACTTGCGTTTTTCTATAATTTATGATATTATAATAATGCGGAAGGGAAAGAGAACCTTCCAAGATGAAGAAAGGAAAGGGATAGTACAATGACAATGACGATTGAAAAGAAACTGAGAGACTTCCACTTCTGGGGCGGTGCAGCAACCAATGCCGCTAAATTAACTTCTGAAGAGCTGGATATGCTGGAAAACCAGCTGGAGGAAGTTATCGGTGATGAGGAGCCTTGGAGCACCACAGAGGTCAATGACTGGATGTGGTTTGACTTCGAGGATATCTGCAAGGACTGGCTCGGAATCGACTATGAGGAAGTTATGGCAAGGGAGTAATCCCTTGCTTTAATTTTATTTCTTATTTAGGTGTTAAACACCTAATTATAATAGTTGACATTCCATCCCAATATGATATAATGATATTGTTCCAAGAGAGAGCAGAAAGGCGGTAGCAAGATGGTAAAGATTACAAAGGCACTTGCACGCAAGATGTACGACAACGGTGAAGAAATTATGGTTATTCCGAATCGTATCAAGCCGAACAGCCCATTGGCAAGCTGGATTTCTAAACCTTCTGAGCCTATGTTTATGGATACCTTTGACAAGGTATGCGATGCGGTTTTCTATTACAACTGCTCCCCGGAAACAGGCATGAACCTTGCCTACTATGCAAAAGAGGTGTAAGTATGAGTGAATTATGGGATGAGCTGGTTAATACCGCTATTGAAATGGATGACCAGCTGGGTACTCATCGGATGCCATCTTCTATGGGCTACTCAAAAATCGTCAATATCAATGACAAACAATATACAATCCGTATCACGATAGAAGAAAATGAGGACGAGTAATCGTCCTTATTTCATATTCAAATTTAGGTGTTCAACACCTAATTATATGTATTGACTCTATTCCCATAATATGATATGATATCAGTGTCGAAAGGGACGGACTCAAGAGCATGAGTCTTAAAGCGGTTAGCATAACGCAATTGTTTGATGGGCGAAAGAAGGAGTAGCACCTATAGTAACTGAAGCGAAGCCGCCGCCCCAATCTAATTTTGAAGGGGGTAATGAAGATGAATGAGCTGTATGTACTGATGAGGGACAGTGAACTTGTCGGAGTGTATACGACGCATAGAAAAGCTACACAAGAGCTGATTTTGTCCACTCAAAAAGAAGGTCTCACTCTTCGAGATTATTCTTTTGAGTTCGGGGTTGAATTTTTTACCTATGTAGGCGCCCTCCCGTCTAACCTTTATTGTTGGGAAATCCAAGAAGTTACACCCGATAATCGGGTGTAATTTCACTTTCATGTAATTTAGGTGTTCAACACCTATATAGGAATGTTGACTTTCCCATTACTTCATGGTATCATATAGCCATGAAAGGAAGGTATTGAACATGAAAGAACAAATGACTTACCATGTTGCAGTTCAGAGAGCAGACCGAGTAAAACATATCATTGATGATATTGGTCTGGGTCAGATTATCAAAGAAAAGTATACTCGCTTCAGTTTGGAGCAAGCTGGGCGCTGGGTTTGTCTTACTGACACAGGTATTACTATTGTTAAGGATGAACCCAAAGAAAAAATCATTACTATGTATGTTACCACACAGAGAGAGCTGGTAGCTGTCTTTGGTGGCACAAGTAAAATTCCTACGTTCCTGCGTAAAAGGGTAGACCGTAATCAGAGTAAATATACGGAAAAAGGAAAAACGATATGGAAATAAATTTATTGGCAAGCTGGAAAAATTATTTATTGTAAAAGGAAGGTACAAAGTATGAGAAGCTACATTGAAAGAGCGAAGGATTTCATCGCAGAAGTGTTTCCTTACATTCATGATTCTTTCTGCCCGTGGGATATTGAGGAAGAGATTAACAAATACAATACTACCTTCAACCGCAAGGTGCGTGTGCAGAATGGGCTTTCTCGTATTGCCCTTATTACCTCTGATTATGTTGTCAAATTTGATTATGACCCCGATGAGATTGATAGTATCGGTGGGTGTCAGAATGAAGTTGCCCTATATTATGATGCCAAACAAGAAGGATTTGCATATCTTCTTGCGGAGATTACTCCCTTTTCCTTCCACGATCGTGAATTTTATATCATGCCCCGCATCTATGGTATTGGTAGCGGTCACTATTACGCAGAGCATTACATGAACCCCGCCGAACAGTCATTCTGCCGTAAGCATCGGATCACGGATCTTCACTCTAATAATTACGGTTTCCGCCGTGGTCATGTATGCCTTATTGATTATGCTTGCCATCTTTCCTATGAAAGTGAATATGATGACTATTATGAAAACCGCAGTTCTGAATGGTAAAACCATTCAGTTATATTATTTAGGTGTTAAACACCTAAAATAATGTTTGACCTATTACATAATCCATGTTATAATATATACGAAATAGGGGAAGGAAAACCCAACACAAACCAAAGGAGATTTTTAATGGGTTACGCAATCGTATTGGATACCGAAACAACAGGACTTGACAAGTGCTTCTGCTATGACATTTCATGGGTTGTCATGGACAAAAACAATGGTGCTATTGTTGATTTCAAAGTGAATGTGGTTGAACAGATTTGGCATAATCTGCCCCTGTTTGAATCCGCATACTATAAGGAAAAACGGCAAAAGTATATTGCTATGATGCGTAAGCATGATGCCACAATGGATAAATGGGGTTACATCATGCGTAAACTGAAACAAGACATTATCAAATATAATGTAACTGAAGTGTATGCCTATAACTCCGACTTTGACGATAAAGTGATTGCCTATAACTGCGATTGGTTCAAGTGCAATAATCCTCTTGAAAATGTAGCGGTTTATGACATTTGGGGATATGCAAGCGAATTTATCACCAAAAATGCCGACTATAAAAAGTTCTGCGAAGATAACGAGCGGTTCACCGATACAGGCAATTACAAGGGTTCTGCTGAAGTAGTCTATCAGTTCATTACTGATAATACCGAGTTTGTTGAAGAACACATGGGATTGTTTGACTCCGAGATTGAATCTGCAATCCTTTGGGAATGTATCAATCGTGGTGCTGAATGGGCAACTCCTTACAAGCCGAACAAAATTCTGACTCGTCCTGTACTTCATCCCTTTGTCATTAAAGTTGACGGAGTGTCCATCTTGAGCGGTGAATACGTAAAAAAATATGTTCGGTCTGATGTATATAATTTCAAAACCAAATAAGAGGGTGGGACAGAAATGTCCCACCCATTATTAAAATCCCATTATTTAGGTGTTCAACACCTAAACTAAATGATTGACTTTTATCAAAATCCGAGTATAATAATAATTGTCAGAGGGAGTTACGACAGACCCACAAACCGTAACGTGAAACCGAATCGTTAACTTCTGATTTGAAACCTTCGGTAAGTTTCAAAAAACCTCTTGACAAACTCAAAAAACTATGATACAATTACTATGTAAGAAAGAGGAAGGAAAACCTCACAAACCAGAAAGGAATTAAATTATGAAGAAAACTACTCTGTCCGCCATCTACTCCGCTCTGAAGGGCACCGACTTTGACTCCGAACTGCTTGCCGAGGTTGAGAAGGAACTCAATCGTGGCGAAGCCGAAAAGGCGAAGAACGCCGAACTGTATGAGGTTGCGAAGCCCATCGTGCTCGGTGCTCTGTCTGACACCCCTGTGACCATCGGTGAGATCTACGATGAGGTCGCTGATGCTCTGCCCGAAGGTTTCACCAAGGGCAAGGTACAGTATGCCATCACTCGCCTGTGGGCGGATGAGGTCGTCAAGACCGAGGGTAAGGTGAACACCTACTCCCGCAAGGCTTAATAGCCAAGGGTTGAGACCACTCGTAAAAGGACATTAGTCCTTTCCCATCATTTCCTTTGGGGTATGAAAATCATACCCCAATTTTATTTTTAATCATGTTTAGGTGTTCAACACCTAAAATTGTATACAGTATTTTTATAAAATTTTTATTGACAAATTTCAAATTTTATGATATAATATATATAGAAGTTGAGAGAGAAGAAAAAATTCCTCTAACCCAACCCCTTGACAATCGTCAAATGTTATGATATAATGTGTTTGTAAAAAGAAAGGAGAGATGTTTAATGACTAAGGCCCAGCTTGAAACCAAACTCCGCAACACTTTTCTCAATTTCGTTACCGAACAGGTACAGACCTCTTTTGACACGGATGTTCTGCCCGTATCCGCAAGCGAACTCGCCATTCCGTGCCTTGACGAAGAAGGCAATGAAAAGTTCGTACTGATTAAGGTCAGTATTCCTCGTGGTACTCGCAACGGTGAGGGCGGTTATGATCCCTACGATGGCTATGCTATAGCCGAAGATTACGCACAGGATTGCGTAGAAAAGGCACAGAAGAAAGCCGATGCCGAAGCGAAGAAACAGAAGAAAATTGCCGCAGATGAGAAGAAGCGTGCCGAAAAGAAAGCACTCGCAGAAGCCAATAAGAACCTCAAAGAATTGAGGAAAATCAAGGTCACTCCCGAAGGGGAGTGATCCTTCCCTAATATTTAGGTGTTAAACACCTAAGTATTCTTATTGACTTCTATTATGGATATGCTATAATGTATATGAGCCAAGAGAGAAAGGATGATGAATGATGGCAAAGATTACTAAAGCACAGAATGACAAATCTCTTCGTGAACTCGTTTTCGCCGAACTGCTTGAAGGCAATGATACCAAATATGATTTCGTGCGAATCAATGATCGTCAGTATGGCGTACTGGTGATTGACTTGAATGGTCATATGCGGTATGTCCGCATCGGTGCGATTGTTGCCGAAGAGCGTGAAGACATGACCGCCGAAGAACTTATGCAGTCTGAAATTGATGCCTACAATCAGAAACAGGCAGACAAAGCAGAGAAAGCCAAGGCGAAAGAAAAGAAAATCGCCAAGGACAAGGCTCGGCGTGAAGCCGAAGCCAAGGCGAAAGAAGGTGAAGCCAATGCGTAAGTGGTGGATTGATTTTCAGGGCTATTGCTTGGTTGAGGGCGAAGATAGAGAACAGGCAGAAAATACCTTTTTTGAACACATCTATCCCGCTATGGAAGGCCCCATCTACAATGAAGTCTATGAAGTGACAGGCATGGAGATGGTAGAACCCGAAGCAAAACAGTTAAGCATGTTTGATAAGGAGGAATAAAATTATATGAACTCCTCAATGAATTACAGGATGTAACTAATAGACTCATGATGATGGATGAAAGGTACGGACATTAAGTTGTCCGTATTATTTTCAATTATAATTAGGTGTTTAACACCTAACTAACTGTTTGACTTCTAATAAAATTTCTGATATACTATAATTGTTCCAAGGGAAGAGGACAGTGCGAGCAGTACACTCCTTGCTAACGCTCACTGACGAGTGAGATTCAGAACTAAAAAATAAAACAGTTCTGAAAAAACCCTTGACAACAAGCAAATCCTGTGCTATAATAAGGAGTCTTGAGGACTTTACTGAGGGAGAAAGAGAGGAAGCACATGAACGTATATATGAAAAATGAACTCGGTCAGCAGACAGTCCGCTATTTGCCCTTCTTCAAGGCAATCGGTCTGCGGTTGTATGTCTTTACTCGGTATCCCAAATCCGAACGTCCGATTGTGAGGTTTGTGATATGAAAGTTTATATGTGTAAAGTATGGGATGGTAATCTCGGTGATTGGGTAGATATTGGCGTATTTTCCACCCGTGCTAAAGCCATGGAAGCAGGCTCACGCTATATCGTAGAAGCGTGCAAAGACGTGAGTTTGCTCGATTGGGAATATGATGCAAACGTTTGCACGGATTGGTATCAGGGCGCGAGTGAAGGCATCTTTACTCGTTCCGTAACCGAAGTCGAAATAGACCGAAGTCTATAATTCGGCCGGCCCGCCAATTGTATACAGTATTCTTGAAATTTAGGTATTGACTTTTAATAAAATTTCTGATATACTATAATTGTTCCAAGGGAGAGGAGAGAAGAGCGGTGGAGAACCGTTATGGCACAAAGTTGTTCGGGACGAGCCACTTCACCGTTGAAAATCTCCAAAGACCTCTTGACAACAAGCAAATCCTGTGCTATAATAAGGATGTTCCAAGGGGAGAGGATATTCCGAAATGCCCAACACGCTATCGAAAAATTCCTCTCCCCAAGGAAAAAAACACTTGACATTCTCCACAAAATGTGGTAGAATAAATATGAAAAGAGAAGGTCACTCTCCAAACCAGAAAGGTAACTACTATGAAGAAAGCCACCATGAAAGTCATCGTTAACTACATTGACACCAACGCCATCGTAGAACTCGCCGAAGTGCGTGCGGAAATCGTCAATGAACTCGCCAAGGGCGAAGCCAAGGCCCAGGCGAATCGGGATCTGTACGCCGAAGCCCACGACACCGTGATCGCCATGATGGGCGATCTGACCGCTCCCGCCACGATCAGCGAACTGTATGACGAAGTTGCGGATCGTCTGCCCGAGGGCATGACGAAGGGCAAGTTCCAGTATGCGGTGACCCGCCTGTGGAATGACGAAATCGTCAAGACCGAAGGCAAGGTTAATGCCTACTCTCTGAAGGCGTAAGCCTTCTAAGACCCACCACCCTCACAATGGGTGAGGGTGGGATCGGGGACCCGTGCCTGTGGGGGTATCACAGGCTTTTTTCATTTTTATTTCATTTAGGTGTTAAACACCTAAAAAATCAATTTGACATTTCCTAAAACCTATGATATACTTTCTATGAAAGGAAGGGAAACACAATGACGAGATTACAGGCAATCCGCAACTTCAGTGATTTTCTTGCCAACGAACACGTAACTATTGCTCGTGAACGTTACGATAATGGCAATTGGTCTATGGATATTCTTAACCCCACTCCCCGTATGTATATTCCTTCCGATTTGGATTATTCTGATGAAGAAGATAAGGCTTTTCGTGAAGATTTCGTTAATCGTTGCCCCTATGCCGAAGATTTTGCGGATGTAACCTTGACCATTCTCCATGAGTTCGGTCATTGGTTCACCCGTCAGGCAATTGATTTGGTGGTCTATACTGAAATAGTATGGGATACAGATAATTACTTCTCCAATCCTTACGAAGTTCTCGCTACTCAGTGGGCAATATGTTGGCTTTTAAGTCCAACAAATCGGCAGATCGCAAAAGACTTTGAAAATAACTATTTTGGGAGGACATAATATGAAAAAGTTCTTTGGTATTACAGAACCCTTCCGTTTTGAATGGAATGATCTCCGTGCCTTCATTCAGATTATCAATGTAGCTTTAATCATTATGTTTGGTCTTTCGGTCGCATGGTTGGGTCTTGCTATTGCTCTTTTCGGAGTAATTAAGGATATGAGTCAGCATAGACATATAAACGACATTGTACTTCACCTTACAGGAGTTATCCTCAATATTCATTTCCTTCTTCTCTACTATAGGGGATAATCCCCTATATATACTTAGGTGTTTAACACCTAAATTAGACAATTGACTTTTTCTGAATTTATGATATACTTATAACTGTCAGAGGGAGTTCAAGAGAACAGGAAACAAAACCGATGGACAACGGAAACTTGAACTTCAGATTTGAACCTTCGGAAAGTTCAAAAAACCTCTTGACAGTTTCCCAAAATTATGATACAATAACTACGAAAGATAAAGAGAAGGAAAACTCTTAAAAAACCAGAAAGGAACTTTATTATGAAGAAGACCACCTACAACACCATCCTGTCCCTCATCGCTAACATTGATACTCCCGAAGCGGAAGCAGTCCGTGCCGAACTGACCGCCGAACTGAGCAAAGGCCGGGCGAAAGCCGAAGCCAATCGTGCCGTGTACACGGACATCCACGATAAGGTCATCGCCGTCCTGTCCATGTCCACCAACCCTGTGACCGCACAGGAGATTGCGGATGAAACCGGAATCGCCCGTGGCAAGATCGTTTACGGTCTGAAGAACTACTGGGCAGACGAAGTGGTAGTTGATACCACCGGTAAGGCGAACACCTACAGCCTTGCGTAATCCCTTCCTTCTTACCCACGGAGCAATCCGTGGGTAATATTTAATAGATATATTTAGGTGTTAAACACCTAATTCAAACATTTGACTCTGTATAGAATTTATGATATACTATATATGTCAGGTGAGGGGAAGAGGTTCTCCGAAGGGCAAAAAAACTTTGAAAAAAGTTGAAAAAACCCTTGACAACCACCCCAAAATCTGATATAATAAATACGAAAAGGTGAAGGACACACCACAAACCAGAAAGGGTTATCGCTATGAAGAAACTGTCTCTCGTCGCTATCAAGAACGCTCTGGTTGGCTTTGGCTTTGAGGATGCTGAAATCCTGGCTGAACTGGAGAAGGAAATCACCAAGGGTGACGCTCAGAAGGCGAAGAATGCCGAAGCGTATGATGCCATCCACGATATCGTGGTGAGTGCTCTGTCTGCAGTTCCCGTCACCGTTGCGGAACTGTGGGAGAGCATTGAGGATGAAGTGCCCGAAGGCATCACCAAAGGCAAGGTTCAGTACGCTCTGAATCACCTGTGGGGTGATGAGATCGTCAAGATTGAGGGCAAACCCAACACCTATCGGAAGGCGTAAGCCTTCCGACCCGTGGTTGCCAGAGGCAAGGCATTAAATGTAAGTGTCCACTTACAGCCACATCCCTCACGGGAGCGGGATCGTCCCTCCCGTGGGAGAATAACCGTTTTTACCCAACACGAGGATTTCTAATGGGTTTTCAGCGTGGATAAACAACATAAGCCCCTTTCCAACATTCCCTAACTTCATTTCCTTTCCTTTCTTTGCCTACTGCGATGAATGCCAAGCAGTAGGCATATTTATTTATTTATCACTTAGGTGTTAAACACCTAAATTCTTCTCTTGCCATTTCCTCCCAACTATGCTATAATACATACATGAAGTGAAGGAAAACACTGAGAAACCAGAAAGGATTTATCTAATGAGTAGACACGAACTGCGTTACATGGTTTTTGATTGCGAGACCGCCACACTGCCTTTTGCTAATGAAATCGCCGAAGGAGACAGCGAAAAGAAAAAGCGCATCGCTATCGCCCGTCCTCTGATTTATGACCTTGGATGGACAATTACCAATCGCAAGGGCGAAATTCTTGAGCAGAAACAATATTTAATTGCCGAAACTTTTTCTGTTCCCGCAGTATTCAATACCGCTTATTATTCCGCAAAGCGTCCCCTGTATCTCGCCATGCTTGCCAATAATGAAACTTGTGTAAAGCCTTGGAATGAGGTTATGGAAATTTTCGTGGCCGACCTTGAAAAAGTTGATGCCGTTGGCGCTTACAATTCCATGTTTGATTTTAAGAAAGCTATTCCCTTCACTGAACTGTATATTCAGAAACTGTATAGCCCCAATTATTATGAATGGGAAAAAATTCAGCGCAATATCTGCCGGAAGATTGCTAACGAACCTTATCAGAAGAATAATGAAAAGGATTTTGATTGTGATAACTTTTCTTTCCGTGATAATAGCTATCCTCTGTTTGACTTGTGGGGACTTGCAACAACTCACCTGCTGAATACTGTCACCTATAAGAAAAAGTGTCTTGACAATGATATGTTGACCGCAAGCGGTACATATTTCAAGACCAGCGCCGAAGCATCCTTCCGTTATCTGACCGATAAGTATGATTTTGATGAAGCGCATACTGCCCTTGATGATGCCATTATTGAAACTTATATTCTTGCGCAGATTGCGAAGCGCTCAGCCATCACTATCGGAATTACTTTCTTCCCTTTCCGTGAATTAGGCACAACGAATGACTTCGTACTACGGAAAAAGAATCCTAATGCACAGGAAATCACAGTTGTAATTACTGCTATGAGAAACGGTATTGAAGGAAAGAATCCTTCTACTTATACAACACGAATTGAAAAGATCATTTCAGAATTGGAAGAATACCTCGCTTGACGAGGTATCTTTTCCTTTTCCCAAAAGTTAGGTGTTAAACACCTAAATAACATATTTGACTATTTTCTAATTTATGATATAATAATATTGAAAGTGAGGGATAGGAAATGGCGAAACAAAAAAAGGTTAAAACCTATGTGGAAATTTTCCAAAGCGAACGAAAATCTTGGGGTAATGTGAACCCCGTGACCCGTGTTATTCCAGACAAGCGGTTTAAGAAGCCGAAATACAAAGGGAGGGATTGGGAATGATTACACTTATCAGTATTATCGCCAGTTTAATCCTTGGAGTATTAATTGGCATTGCGTATGAAAGAAAATGGAGGGAGTGAGACTGATGACAGTTTACGAAGTAGTTGAATATATAACTGAAGATTTCAAAGGGGATACAGCTAACAGTGAGAATGCAAGCGGTATGTATTCCTCTATTGAAAAAGCAAGACAGGCAACTCTCGCTCGTATTGCCGAAATGTATACAGAGGAAGAAATTGCTAAAATGAATATTCCCAATGATTGGGAATATTTGGAAGTCCCAGAAAATGAATGGACTTCAAGTTGTACTTACATTATTTATACTTATGAATTAGATGGGAGGATTGAATAATAATGAAATGTCCGTATTGTGGCGAAGATCTTTATATGTACGAGGATTGGAAAGACCTTTATGATGGCGAGACTATCAAAACTGAGGAACATTGGCAATGCGAAAATTGTCACCGTACCTTTGCTCGTAATGTAACCTATAAGATCGTTGAGAAAGGAGATTTGGAAGAATAATGGAAACTAATGTAGAAGTATACCCTAAATGTCCCCATTGTAATGTAGACCTTGAATACCATGACCAACTCAGTACTGACTATGATGATGCCTATTATTTCGCTAACTGGTCAGCGTTTTGCCCCAAATGTCAGCGCACTTTTACCTTTGTGGAAGACTTTAAACTTGTGGGAAGGCGGTTTTTGGAATGAAAAAAATCCTCATCAAACACCTTATATATACCAACGGAGCGGGAGAGGTTACTATTGGAGCCACCGAATATAGTGCCGATTTGTCCGATGAAAACATTTTGGGCGCAATCCATGAAGTAGGTAAAACCCAGTGGATTGGTAGGTCTTTGTGGCTTATGAAACAAGGCGTACCCACCTATAAGATTACTGTGGAGACTTTCACACAGTACGAAAAGAATTGGTTTGATTTGATTATAGATGCGGTTAGAAGAATCTAACCGCATTGTTTTATGTTAGGTGTTAAACACCTAAATGGCGCTAAATTAGTCGCGAGCCACAAGACCCGCGACCACAAACATTAAAGCAATACAACATATCAAACAAATCATTTTATAATATCTTCTTCTTAAGAATTTTATTCTTCACGAGGAGCAAAGATTGAAGCATTGGAGGGACAATCAAAATCCATGCAGATATCGCATTCTCCATCGCATTCATCATCATCCGCTTCAAAAAATGCGATTTGGCATAAATCACACATACCCGAAATAATGGTTTCACGAGTATGAATATCCATATCATGAAATACATCTTGCGCAAGAGCGCCCTTAGTATATGCCAACCAAGCATCTTCTTTACAAGTAACTTGAGTAACAGTTCCGCATAAGGGGCAACGACAATTGATAGTCATAGTATAACCCTTCCTTCCTTTCTTTCTACATTCATATCTTAACATATATATCTAAAAAGTCAAGAACATAACTTAGGTGTTCAACACCTAAAATATACTCTTGACGTTTTTCAATTTTTCCTATATAATAACAGTGTAAAAAGAAAGGAGAAATGGGCTATGAAAACGATTTGGTGGGACATGGATGGTACGATTGCTGACCTGTATGCGGTTGAAAACTGGCTCCCGATGCTCCGTGCGGAAGATACGACCCCTTATGAGGAAGCTAAAGTTATGTGGAATATGAGCCAGCTGGCTCGGCTGATGAACATGGCGCAGACCATGGGATACAAACTGGGGATTATCAGCTGGACCTCAAAAGGTGGCTCGGAAAGCTACAATGAAGCTGTGAAACAGGCAAAACTGGGTTGGCTGAAAAAGCATCTCGCAAGTGTGAGCTGGGATCAGATCTGTGTGGTAAGCTACGGCACACCGAAAAGCCTTGTAATGCAGACAGAAGATGACATCCTGTTTGATGATGAAGAACCCAACAGGGATGCTTGGCTCGGTGAAGCCTATGAACCCGAAATGATGATTAAGGTGCTGAAAGCACTGCTTGGGAGGTATTAATAATGAAGTATACAGAAGCGTGCCCCAAATGTAACAGTGATGAGTATGAAATCAACGACTATGTCGACAACTTTGACCAGTTCGGCGCGGAACAGTGGTGGGTATGTACTTGCACCAAATGTAACACGAAATTTCATATAGATAAAATGTATAAATTGACTAATGTTATCGTAGGAGAGGGCGAGTTAGAGTAATCTAACTCGCGCCAATCAGCCAGTTGTATGTACAACTGGCTTATTTTATTTAGGTGTTCAACACCTAAGTTTTCTCTTGACAAATGAAATGTTCGTGTGCTTCCGAACGTATACAGTATACATTGCCAAAATGTTCGGATTACGCTTGTTGCGCGACTACTGCCACCTCTGTTGTCAAGTATTTGACAAGTTGCAGAGCCTTATAAAAGCTGGAACGTATAAGCTGGATACTGTATACAAACTGCAGGAGCTGGAAAGCTGGGAAGCTGAGCATAAATTGAGCTGAAAGCTGGGCACGAGCTGGGTAAAGAGCTGGGAGCTAGGCCGCGAGGAGCTGGGCGGCAGCTGGAAAGCCAATCCTACGTTACTGCCCCGTATTTGAGCGCGCACCTCTTTCGCGTATATTTGTTCAGACACCTGCTCCGAGCAGGAGCACACACCAAATTACCCGTTGCGGAGAGCTGCGGCATTCGGCCCATCATCGGGAGCCCAGATAAGCTGCGCAAGCCGTTCTTCCGTGACCGTGAAAATTCGGGGCAAAACCAGAAATCCAAAAAATTTTTTAAAAAATTTTTTTCAAATACTTGACTTTTAATGAAATTTTGAGTATAATATATATGAACAGAGAGAAAGGAGCTGGAATGTATGAGGCGTGCCTACGTCATTACTGGTGAGCTGGAAAACGGTACTGTTGATGTATACTATGCTGTATGTCATTCTATGCATAAGGCTGATGAGCTGTGCTTAGAAGCCGAGAGAGATGATACGCAGTCGGACCGCATTTACACCTGGCATGAAGTTATAGAGGAGGATGATTAAGTATGGAAACTCGTACTATTTATGTTCCCGCTAACCGCATTGGCCGTTACATTCTCAATTACTTGATCGCGCGTGTAGGCTGCTCTATCGGTGATATTCGTAAAGTCACTGATACGCTGGCCGTGCCGATTACTGTACAGCAGCGCGATATGGTTAAGGTTGAGCGCATCCTTCAAATGTATGATTTGATGTGACAAATATTTGACTTTTAGTCAAAATTATGTTATAATAATAAAGTAATAAGGGACAAAATCCCATATTACAAAAATCAGAAAATAAATACTTGACTAAAAGTAAAATTTCTGATATAATAGTTACAGAAAGAGGGCAAGAGCCCCTTCAAGGCAGAGTGAAACTGCTTATAAAGATCCACATGATTTCGCCCATGCTAGAGCGAAGAAAATTTTGACAGTTAGCGGTCTGTCGTAAATTACAAAACCGTGTGTAAAAGGAGGATTTATGAATAAGAATGATGTCCTGTCCGTTATCCTTGGTATTGAGGGCGCCGAAAAGTGCCGTCAGAACAAAACCAACTTTATCGCCATTCCTACTGAAGATGGCATCGTGAAGGTTTCCGTTGGAACCGCTCTTGCGGAAGATACTCGGAACCACAAGGCTTTCAATTTTGAAGCTGCTAAGGCCGACTATAAGGCTTGGGAAGCTGAAGGTGCTCTGCGCGCTGCCGAGCGTGCTAATAAGCCTGTAAAGGTTAAGGGCCCAAACCCTGAAGCTGAAGCTCGTCGCCAGGAACTTGACAACAAGGTTGCTGGTCTGCCTTCCTTCACCGATTATACCGCCACTGATATTCTAAATGCGCTGGGTTCCCAGGTCGCTGAGAATGTCACTGTTATGGCAGTTGGTTCCAGCGCTATGCGTCTGGTAGAAAAGGGTATTCTCACCATGACCATGGATGAGAAGAAGAAAAAGCACTATACAAAGGGCTAATTTCTCGGGGCGGCGATGCCCCTATTTTTTTATTGCAGATTGTATACAGTATTTTGTATACAATCTTTTTATTTGCGCCGGCCAGCTGCGATTGTATACAGTATACAACTATGACGCGCTCGCATATAAAATTGTATACTGTATACAACCATATAAATAAAAAAATAAAACCCCTGGCAACCAACGCGTTACCAGGGGCAGTCCCAAGTTGCAAGGATTACGAGGAAAGCTGGGTGAGGAACGGTTAAATCCTTTTTTTTATCTTTCCCCCTCCTTACAATATAATTATAGCAGAAATTTGAAAAAAAGTCAAATGTTAGATTTTAATCTAAAGTTGTATACAGGATACAATATTGCGGCTGGCCAGTATTTGACTTAAGCTGTCAAACATTTGACAAAGCATTATTGAGTATGTTAAAATTAAAAAAAGAAAAATTTAAATTTTTTAAATTTATTTTTTAAAAAATTTTTTAATAAAAAATTTAAATTTTTTTAAAATTAATTTTTTTAAAAATTTTTTAATAAAAAATATAAAATTTATTAAAAAAAATACTTGACAAGTGTCAAAAATTAGGCGCAGACCCTCAAAAAACACCTCCACGCCCTATTTTTCAAGGCTCCACGCCCATTTTTTCTGTAATCGCACCTGTCAAAAAATTTGACACCACATTACATATACTTTTCTCCTCCCTTTTATCATATTATGATGTTTATAGGAGTGAGATTTGATTATACTAATTATTTTTAAAGGTGAGAAAAACTTATGGAAACATATATCATAGACACATATAATAAATATAATAGGTGGGATCGTGAACATGCCTGCTACATATTTGACATCAATGAGTAGCAGTATGCCATAAAGCGCGTAATTTCATTTTCAAATTCGCTTGATTTGCCCTTAGATGTTATGGGAGATAGGGATCCTGAAACCTATCGCCTATACCCAACTCTAGATAATGCTCTTCAATTTGTCAAATATATGCAATACTTAAACAAATAATTGACATTTTGGAGAAGTTAAATTATAATATAGGTAGAAATAAGTAGGAGGAAAGCACATGGACACTACGTATGCAGTTTTTACTTGGAAATTAGCTAATAAGTTACATGAGCTGGGTTTTAAGGCTGTTGGTACGCGCCTCAACTATAAAGACCCAACTCAAGAAGTTATTTTATTTGAGAATACACCCGAATTGCGCGAAGCCATACGTCGCCTTACTTCAAAACAGTAATAGCACAAAGAGCACATTGAAGGAAGTGATGATATGGCAAATTACGCAAATCAAAAGAGAATACAATTGGGCCACCTTGGTAATATTGTGGCAAAAGCTGACGAAAAAGAAGCATTTTTGCCGCCAACCAGATGGGATCCACTTAAAGCCGCTATGCGCATCCTAAACGGAAATGCATATAAACTTTGGGTTTACTTGCTATCGTGGGAAGGTCAAGGCTATTATGATTTTTCGCCTTCCAACCTCTCCAAAGAACTTAGTATTAGTGATCAGGGCGCTCGTAATGCTCGTCAAGAACTAATTGATAAGGGGTATTTGATACCTATTAAGGATGGTACTTATGAATTTTTCCCTATTTCACAAACCCAGGTATAAGAGTTATGCCGCGCCAGCGGCCATATTATTATTATATTATTATTTTATATTATTTTTATATTATTATTATATTATTATATATTATTATTACTTTATAAATTTTTTGACACCTTTGCCAAAAAATTTGGCCAGGGTGTCAAATTTTTTGGGATTTTAGCCAAATAATTTGACACCTTGTGTCAAAAAATTTGACACTTAGTGTCAAAAAAGTTGGTTATTGAACGGTCAAAAAATTTGGTATTATTCAGCCAAATTTTTTGGCTAAAGTGTCAAATTTTTTGGTTAGAATTTAGCCAAATTTTTTGACACCCAATTTCATTTTCATTTCGGTTCGCGCGCAAGCATATCCGCATACTATAATATCATCCTATAACCTCCCCATTATTTGACTTTCAGTAAAATTTAAAGTATAATATAAATAGAAAAAGATGGAGGTTATCTTAATGGTTAATATATTAAGTGTTGATTTTGATTGGATTATGTCGCCAAGTATTGATTTATATAATAGTAAAGCCGCGGACAATCTCAATGTAGATATAAGTTGTCCAGCTACCCGCAATGTTACTTTACGTCCCGACTATAATCAATATAAACAACTGTTTATCTATCTTCAGAATATTACTAATAAAATTAATGATCCTAAAAAAGTTATATTCTGCGATAAGCATAGGGAAATTGAGACTTGTATAAAGGATAAATGGAAATTAGATATACCGCTTCATGTATATAATATTGATCATCATCATGATTGCGGCTATGAATTAACTCTTCAAGATACTTTAAAAGATGGTTTACATAGCGGCAACTGGGCTGTTGCTATAGATAATATTAAAAAATATACTTGGATAGGTAATGCTAATTCAGAAACCTTAACTCTTACAGACGAAAAGATCAAACACTTTAACGAGTTCATGATGGTTAATGATATTAATGCAATTAATTATATTAATTTTGATTATGTATTTGTATGTTTGTCTCCAGGCTGGGTGCCACAAGACTTATGGCCTCTTTATGATATACTGGAATTTAATATACGACATGAGGTAATTTGATTATGAAAGCTAATAAACTGAGCGTTTGGACTTTCCCTTATAGAAAATCCTATTACATAACCCACCCGCATAAGTGGTTTCACGATCTATATTGGAATATAAGAAATTTTTGGCATAGAGGTCGGTATGGGTATGCTTATGTGGATGTATGGAATTTTTGTAATTGGTATCCACGGGTTGGGGCTGAAGCGCTTCGTTATTTAGCTAAAAATAATAATGGCTATCCAGGTATAAAACCCTGGAACACAATGGAAGAATGGCGCAAATACCTTAATTATTTAGCCGATCGGCTGGAACGTTGCGCCAATTCTATGGATATTTGCTTTGGAGAAGAGCGCAATGAATATAAAGATCAACTTGATAAAATTATGGAGAAGCGTCTTATTGTAACCCATAATAATGATGGTTCTGTAACTCATTCTCATACGCTTACTCCAGAAGAAGAAGAGATCCGCAAAAAATATTGGGCACGCGAAGAAGAAATTCGCAATGCTGATGTAGAATATAATAAAGAAACCTATAAATGGATCGCAGAAGACCTTGGTCATCTTTGGAATTGAGGTGATATTGTGGTAAGCACATTAAAAGAAAACCCAAGCGGCGGTTTCTATTGTAGTGAATGCCGCATGAGTACTAGTGAACCTGTAATAACTTGCCCATTTTGTGGATCTATTATAACAAACTGGGAAGATATTATGATTAAACGTGAAAATAATCAAATACGACCACTAATAGATATTGACCCTATAACTGGTAAAAATAGATTTGTAGAAAGTGATATATTAAAAGGAACTCGTTTAAATACAACTACAATAGATGATTCTTCTTTTATTAGTCAAGAAGAAATTCAAAAAATAATTACAGAAATGAAGGTGAAAACAAATGAAAGTAACATTTATTGAAGAAATTGAAGCGCATAAAGCATGGACATATAAAATGTGTTGCCCTCGCTGTAATGAATTTAAATATAGAATTCATCATAAAACTCAGCCTCAGCCAGATGAGTGGTGGATTGAATGCGATAATTGTAATTACGAAACAGAACCAGCACCTACTCGTAATCTCGCTATCATGTATTGGAAAAATAACGGGTGAGTATATGATTGCATGTTTAACTGCTCTTGAAGCACGCGCGATTTCATATTTGGTTTCACCCGAAGATTGGTCTATATATACTCATATTGAAGTACGTATTATTGATAGTATTCAACATGGTGGTACTTCTGTAATTTACGCAGGTAAATTTAATATGCATGTATTAGATGCCTTGCGCGCGCTTGGCTATGAAGTAACAATCCTTCAATATGAAGGAAAAGAACGTATGGTACGTATAGAATGGTCACATATTATGTGTCCAGATAGTTTAATTTGTCCGAAGGAGATACAAAAATGAATAAAGAACAAGTTTTGAGAGATTTGGAATATCTTGGTGGTGGTATGGATGCTATGGCTAAAATGTGTAATGACAAAGCTAATGCTCCATTATATGAATTAATGACAGAATGGCGCGAAATTGTTTATAATATAGTATATGAGGTGGTGAGGGGTCATGACAATGCCAAACAATCTACAAGAGTTAGCTGAAATGATGGCTCGGCGCGATAATCTAAGTGTTGAAGAAGAAATGGAAGCAATTAAAATTGCGGCCTTGGACATGGAAACGGCATTTTATAATGGAAATTTGGATCTTGCCGAAGATATATTGGCTCAAGATCTTAGCCTTGAACCTGATTATTTATTTTTGTTTATAAATTAAAATTTTTAGATTACCTTTTATTCTTCTAGATTACCTTAATCATAGAAGAATAAATTTATTTTGAGGTGATCTAAATGGAAAATATTATTTATGATAATAAAGATTATAAAGGACAAGAATATAAAACCGTAGAACCATTAGATTGGTAGAAAAAATATGTAAATAAAAAATTTGGAAAACTAACTTTTATTAGTCCCGTTTGGGTTAAAGGAAAAATAACACGTCCAGATACTACATCTGCTATCTGGCTAACACATTGCGATTGTGGCAATGATTATTGTGTGGGCATAAGCAATCCACGTAAAGCTATAAAATAGAATTTGTATATTCCAGATTGTGGTTGCGGCGCTCGCGCAGAATAGGATCAAAAATATATTGGAAAAACTTATAATCAATTAACTGTATTAGAACGAGATGATAAATATAAAAAAGAACATTAGTTTTCTAATAAAAATACTTATTATAAATGTCGTTGTGCGTGCGGAAATATAATTCATGTACGAATTAATGCATTAGTTGCTGGAGAAATTAAATCTTGTGGTTGTTTAAAAGAAAAATAGGATAAAATTAATTTAATTCCCAATAAAATACATGATTTAACAGGGCAACGATTTGGAAAACTAATTGCACTGTCTTATTTCAAATAGCCAAATGGATAGTATTGGTGGCATTGCCGATGCGATTGCGGTAATTATTATGATGTAAGAGGGTACAGTTTAGTTCGTGGAGATACTACGTCATGTGGATGTTTATTAAAAAGTAAGGGTGAAATTTAGATTGAAAATATATTAAAAGAACATAATATAAAATATCTATATGATTATGCTTTATTTAAAGATTTATAGTTACCTAGTGGTGGTATTGGAAGATATGACTTTATATTATTAGATAAAGATTATATACCTTATCGCTTAATTGAATTTGATGGAGAATAGCATTTTCATCCTCGTGATTTTTTCGGCGGGCAATCGGCATTTGAACAATAGCAATTAAAAGATAAAGTAAAAAATGAATATGCTAAATAGAAAAAACTTCCTTTAGTACGTATTCCCTATACTGAAAAAAATATTACTATAAATACATTATTAGGAGATACATATCTCATAAATTAAAATTGGCGCGAAAGCGCCTCTTTTTTTATTTTCAATAAATAAAAAGTTATATTACTTTTTATTATTTCTACCTAAAAATGGAGATTAAACTCTGACAAACAAAGGAGGGAAAGGAATATGAAAATTAGTTAGTTAGATGATAAATTAGGTATATCTAGCGATAAAATGGGATATGCTACTATGATATTAAATGCGGCTGAAACCCCAGCTGGTACACCAGTTACATATAAAATTGATTTAAATGCTTTAGCTCATACATTTATTAATGGATTAAAGTTAGTAATGTATGATAATACAAATGGTATTAAAAATTTATATGCGGGTACATTAGAAACCGACGCGAATGGTTTTACTGGTGCCTTAACTACAACTAATATAGGACAATATATTAGTGCTACTGATAGAGATGTATTAGATACATCTGTCACTAGTATTGATTATGATACAACAAATAAAAAGTTTACTTAGACCATATATGATACAACCACCACAGATATTGTAACAACTGATACAATTTTAACAGATATGGATTTAAATGTTACAGATACTGCTGATAGTACAAAATATGTATCTGGAGTATCCGAAACTAAAGGTAAAATTAGTGTTTCACGCGCGACTTTTAGTCCATCCATTACTTGGACAGACGCTGTAGCGGGAACTAATAATGCCAAACCAACTATAAATATTTCTGTTGCTGGTAATGCAGCTACTGCACAAACACCAAATGAAGCAAGTACTACTGTGTATGGTATTACTAAATTATCTAATGATATTAATAGTACAAGTGAAGTATTAGCGGCAACTCCTAAAGCAGTAAAAGATGCAATAGAGTCACTTGATATTACTCAAATTACAAATACAGCAGGGAAGACCGTTGCAACTATTGATGAGGTCGATGGTAAAGTAAACGCAACGTTCCAAGATATTTCAATTTTATCAAGTTAGATTAGCGATAAAGGAACTGCTGGAAATGTTGCTACATTAGATGCTAATGGTCATGTTCCAGCTTCTCAATTACCATCCTATGTAGATGATATATTAGAAGGAACTTTAAGCACATTTCCAGCAACTGGCGAAACTGGAAAAATTTATGTAGACACAACCACTAATATCTCATATCGTTGGTCTGGGTCTCAATATGTAAAAGTGGCTTCTGATTTAGCTTTAGGTGAGACTAGTTCTACTGCTTATGCTGGTGATAAAGGCAAAGCTGCATATGATCATGCAACAGCTAAAGGTAGTGCATTTACCTCTGGCTTCTATAAAATTACTACTAATGCGGAAGGTCATGTAACTGCGGCGACCCAGGTACAAGCAAATGATATTCTTACTTTACTTCCGTCATGGATTAATAATGAAAATCCACCTTCAACTTTCACAACAATAACTATTGGTAATACTACATTAGATGAAACTTAGTTAACTGCTTTATTAGCACTTTTAGTGAGTGGAGAAGAAGAAGAATAATAAATAAGGCAACTTTAAGTCGCCTTTTATTTTTTCAATAGGAGGCGGCTACTAATGGAGGTAATTAATTATGGAAGATAAATTCTTTTTACATCGTATTCGTAAAGATGGAGATAATTTTACTACAGGCATTGAGGTGCATGATACTCTTGATGCAGCAATCCAATCTTTCCATAGCCAAATGAAAATGGCTTATAATAATCCAAGCTATCCAAACATGAAATATGTTTCATGTATGGTAACTGATGAATAGGATAACGTAGTTCCAGGCTATAATGAAACCTGGGGCGCAAGAAACATTCAAGGTTTCTTTGTACATTATATTAGACATGATGGAGATAATTATACAAAAGGTATTGATGTATGTACAGATTATAGTACCGCATGTCGTTCATTCCATACTCAAATGGAATATGGGCATGGTAACTCTAAATTTCCAAATATCACAATGGTTGCAAGTAAGATTACCGGCGCAAATGGATATACACAAAAATCAGAAACTTGGGCAAAACAATAATAAGAAATATAATAATTGGCGGCAGAAATGCCGCCATTTTTTTATTTGACTTTTTTTGAAATTTAGGTTATAATAATTATAGATTAAGAAAGGAGTATGTTATGAGTAAATTTCGTACTTGGCTTATTAAAAAATTAGGTGGTACTATTAATACTCCTATGCAGTCACATTCTATTGTACATATAACAGCTCATCCTTTAAATTTTCGTGCAAGTATGATATTAAGGGCTTCCGATGTAAAAGTTGATGAAGATATGGTATCTTCATATGTAAAAGAAAAATTGGCATCTAAATTAACTAAACAACTAATTGATGAAAACGCAATAAAATTTACCTTAGATAAAGATGAAATGAATGATAAATATACTTACAATGCATCACTTTGCGTTATCAAAGAATTTATGTAATTAGAGGTAAATATGTGTTTATTTGGACGAAAATGCAAGCATCATTGGATAGTTCTTTATCGTGGAAAAATGCAGACCGCGCGAAAATGTCAATATTGCGGTAAAGTCAAATGGTTTAAAGTATGAAAGGTGGAGAATATGAACGGACGAGATAAAGCTGATACAATAACAGATATTACTATAGCTTCTGTTGCTTTAGTTATAATTATCCTAAAATTAACAGGTCTTTTAAAATTAAGTTGGTGGATTATTCTCGCGCCAATATGGGCTGCTTTTGGAATTGGTTTACTATTATTGGCAACTGCCATAGTTAGTATAATAATCAGAGGAATAATTGAAATAATAAGGAGAAAAGAAGTATGAACGGTATTAAAATGTCAGAATGTAAGTTTTATGTTGACAAGGAAGCGCGAACAGTAGTATGCGTAATTCCTAATAGGATTCATCATAAGAATGGTGATATTACTATTGTTAGCGCAATGGTAGAAGATTTCATTGAAAAGAATTTTAGATTTAACGATCTTGATTTTGATTATGCGCTAACTTATGGTTGGCAAGAAAAAAATCTTGAAATGCCCAATTCTTTTATGGGTAAAGCAGTATGTGCTGATGAAGATGAATGGAATGAAGAAGTTGGTCGGAAAATTGCTTTTTCTAGAGCCAAAGATAAATGTTATAAATCGTTCTTTAAGCGCGCGAATTTACTTGTACAGACAGTTGATCGGCGGCTTGGGGATATGATTACTGCTTTCAATGATTTCGGCCTAAAACTAGAACAAAAGCGCGAAGCACTTCAGAAAGAAATTGAGAGCAAAATAAAAAATGAGGGAGATGCTTAAAGCATCTCCCCTATTTCTTTTAGCGCGGCTTCAACTGCTTTTGAAGCCTATACTACAATTTTTCTATAATCTTCTTCCTGTTCCTATTTCATTTCTATTTCCTATAATGTTGTTTTAGGATAATAAAAGCTTAAAATATCCCTAAATCCGACCCCTTGTTTCGCGGCTGCAATAGCGCCAACCTATGACATACCAACACCGTGACCATTTTTCTTTTCTGTTGTCCAAGGGTCTTTGCGTGATACTAAATAGTTACGTTTACCGCCCCAAACTTCCTCACTAGAATAGGTTCGGCCGCCATTAGAATGGCAGAAATATGTCGCTGCATATTTACCACCATATTTTAAAACCAAACCTTTTGTTGCTTCTGCAGCGGCCTGAGCATTCTTATAAATACAGCGTGGCGCACGAAAAGCCTATGCTTTACTAGCATTATCACTAATTACTTTCCCATCTAGTACGCCCTGCGCGCAAGCATAAGAACGAGATGCGATTGCCTAAGCTTTTAATGCTTCTGCGGGCGCATTGCCCATTTCACTTGCTACTACAGTTCCAATATATGCTTCAAATTCTACTTCCTTGATAGTATTTTTTGGACAGTCATAGAATTTCATATTTTCATTTGTTGTGATTTTGACTTTAATGTTCATAAACATCACCTCAAAATTTTAGTATTTGACATATATAAAATTTATGGTATAATTTTATTATGAGGTGAGAATATGAAGATAAGATTTTTTCAATTCGCGCGTGAAGCTTCTAAACATGCTACGTATACTGGCTCACATAGATTTTCTCCTATGATTGGCGCTGTAGCTGTATATAAGGGCTCTATTGTAGGAACTGCGTGCAATACTAATAAAACATCTCCATTGCAAGCTCGCTACAACATTTATCGCTTTAAC